CCATCGACCTACACACGGAGTTCTGCCTAATTGGCTTTATGAACCAATTAGCACACTGTTGATCGAAATACAACAGCGCTTGAGGGAGTGATTACCCTCCAGATATACAACCCGTATATCTGCACCACTTACGTGGGTAATAAGAAGTGATTCTTTTTATTATAGCTGCCGATTAATCCGGTCATCCATCCCCGTAAAGGATGCGCGCCTCATGCTGTGAAGCATGAACCCCGTCGTAAGACGAAGACTGCACGACTACCTCGGTCGTGTCCCACAGGAGCTAACTATGTCCAACCATACCGTGACCAGAAGTATACTCGCTGCTTCATTGAAGCGGGCGTATTTCTACCAGCGGGAATGGGTGCGTAGTGAAACTCCTCCCCCTTATACCAAACCTAACGCTTTTCTCTTTCGTTGGGGCAAAAGTAATCATCAAGATTACGATGCCTGGACGCAGAATCAGTGTTTTGGTGGTGGACTTATCTTATCTCCTTGGGCTAAGCTCGAGGCAGATTTGAAAGCCTATCAAGATATAAGGGACCAGTGGTCTGATTTCCGTGGGAATGCTCAGATCGGAACCAGCATCGCCGAATACAACGAAGCTTTTGGCTCAGTTGCGAAGAGGGCCGGCACCATCTTTCAGGTGGTAAAGGGCCTCTCTCGATTTCGGTTTGGTGATGTTGCAAAGGCGTTGAACATTGCTTACGAATTAAAAGGTAAGCAGAAGTTTACGCCCGGCCGCATTAAGCGGTTACGGCGTCCTATTCCAACTAGCAAGTACGTGTACACTCGTAAGAATGAACGCGTATGGCTGAAACCTGCAAAGGGATCAGCTAATGCCTGGTTGGAGTATTGGCTGTGTTGGGCACCCATGGTGGGTGATATACACAGTGCCGTAGATATCCTTCAAAAGCCACCTCGTGATGAGTTGACGATTAAAGGTAGAGGTAGATCGACATATGGGTGGTCATACCCCCATTCGACTGCGAGCTTTAAGCTCTACAGTCAATCGGTCGCGACCGTCAGCGTTGCAAACCCCAACCTTGAGCTTGCTCATAGGATGGGACTGACGGATCCACTGTCGATAGCTTGGGAAGTTGTACCCCTGAGCTTCGTAGTCAATTGGTTTATACCAATTGATAAGTTCCTTGCTTCCTTCCAAGATTATCTTGGATGTAACATCGGACCTAAATACACGACTTACTTTGCGAAGTGCGAGAACATAAACATTCCCTCACCCACCGAAGTGTACACATTGACTGGAGGCGCAACTCAAAGAATACCGCTCCACTTTCCGAGTGGACCGACGTTCAAGAGCTTAACCGTGTCAATGCCGAAGCTTAGTCATACGAGAGCAGCAACCGCTGTTTCTTTACTGACGGGCTATTTGAAAACCTTCCATAATTAGGAGCGGCAATATGCCTCAACTCTCCAACATCACTATCAAGAAGGCCGATGGTACGACTGATGTCGTCTACACTGGACTTTCCCCTGCAGCCGGAGACAAAACTCCGTCCATGCATCGTGCCGAAACGGCACATGCCCAGCCGGCCTTGCGGCCGACGATGGAGCTGTCGGGTCAGTTCAATGGTCCTCGGACCGCACGTCGGATGAATGGTACTTACAAGTACCCGCATGTCGTCACCCTTTCGGGTGTCGATTCTGCGCCCAATTCATCGGTCGGGAACGTGAGCTTCGTGGCCCCGCAAGCAGTTGATTCTGCTAGCCAGGCTGAAGCGGTTCACCAATTCCTGAACATGCTCTCGAGCGCCGAGTTCAAAGCCGCCTTTCTGGCCGGCTACTCGTTCACTTGATAGGAGCACGACATGTCTTCTCAGGATCTCTGGAAGATAGCGGGCCGACTTTGGGACGCATCAGGCACGACCTTAGGCGCTTCATTAAAAGTGAAGTTGTCGAAAGGCGACTATGCTGGGATTTTCTCAGCACAGACCCCAACTCCTGACTCTTACGAGTCAGCGCAGGACTACTTCGCGGATGCACTCTGTGTCTCGTTCTTGAAGAAATTCGAGGGCGCGGCACAGTTCGTCAAGGATGCAAATCCTAAAACGGCAGCTATCGCGAATTGGTACGCAGTGGAGAAGGTTAACGCTCAAACTAACGCAAGACTCGCTCGATTTCGGGACGGCTATTTGCCTAACCCCGAGGATCCGCAGTTGATGGAATTCATCAACCGTGTAAAGAGGCGTGTTTCTTGCGTGCTTGGGCCGTTACCCCGTGACCTCTCTCCGAGGTTCTCTCCAGGGGCTAGCCTTACGGAAAGACTTCCGTACACAACGATTCCTGACAAGGTTTCGTCAGAGTTAGTGTGCACATCCGGTGCCAAATGTCTATTCGACCTCTTTGGTGACACAGCATGGGCTCGCGCCCGTGCTGAGGATTCCCCGCAGCAATACACTCCAAGGGTTGTGCGTGCTGAAAAGCACTTCACAGTTCCAAAAAAGTGGGATATTGCGAGAAACGCGGCTATGGGACCGAACTTCAACGTGGCCTATCAACTTGATGCTGGCACTAAGATCCGTAATAGGATCCGTGACAGTCTCGGTTGGGACCTGTTGAAAGCTCAGGAGATTCATCGTCAGCTCGCCAGGTCGGCAAGTTTGACGCGTGAATTCTGCACCATAGACTTAAAGGACGCTAGTGACCGATGGGCCCGGGTAGCCGTAAGGCTCCTCACTCCTGATGGTTGGTTTACTTTGTTGCAAGCGCTTCGCGCGCCTTGCACTGAGATAGAGAACAAAATTCACTATCTCGAAAAGTTCTCCTCTATGGGAAATGGGTTTACCTTCGAGTTGGAGACACTGCTTTTCATCGCAGTGTGCAGCGAAATCATGAGTATGAGGGGGCACACACCTGTAATGGGTGTTAACCTCTTCGTCTACGGGGACGACATAATCGCTCCCGATGACTGCTACTCTGATATCGTTGCGGCTCTTAAGTTCTTTGGCCACCAGGCTAATGAACAAAAGAGTTTCCATGGCAACTCTCCTTTCCGGGAGAGTTGTGGCGCGGATTTCTTTCTGGGACAGCCCGTGAGGGCATATTACCACAAGAAAGGAGTCTTCAATGAACCTCAAGAACTTATCACGCTGGCTAACGGACTCAGGAAGCTTGAAAAAGCTTTCCCGTATTCGCAGCTGGCTGTACGCCTTCGTGGTGTACGCTTCTTTGTTCTGGATATGCTACCTGTTGACATTCGCCGCTTGCGCGGTCCTGAATGTCTTGGGGATGCAGTTATACATGACGAAGAAGCAAGATGGCAAGTTCGGACTGAGAGTTCGATCCGGTACGTCAGAGCATATGTCCCTGTTCAGAGATATCTGGACTTGGGCAAGTTCTGGCTTGGCGGAGCGCAATTAGCGAGCGCACTTTACGGTACTGGCCCCCACGTCACGTGGAGGAACTCGGAATCATTCCCGAGTGTTTCCGGTTATCGTAAATGTTGGTTACCTTTTTCGTAATCAACACTAGGTACTTCCTAGCTAACTTTTGAGGGGGAATGCCCCTCTGGAC